ATATTGCCACTGGTGATCTGCGCCTGTCAATCCCCACCCAAAGCCCCGTATGTTCCTCCTCAGTTGCCTCCATTACCACCGGAGATAACAGCGGAGAAACACGAACCGAACTTGACAGATCGGTTGCTGAATCTCTTATCGCCATCACAGCCGAAGGCGACACAGCCATAAGAAAGCTTAATGCTTGTATTGAAACCTATAACACTTTAAGGAATATGAAATGAATTTAACAGCCAACTTCTCTTTACATGAGCTTACCAAGTCAGAAACTGCATTAAGACTAAACTTGGACAACACACCAGATGAAGCAGCCATTGCTAGTCTTAAAACTCTGTGCGAGAAAGTATTACAACCTATTAGAGATCATTATCAAAAAGGTGTAAAGTGTAATAGTGCGTTTCGCAGTGCGGAAAGTAATGCAGCAGTCGGAGGATCTCGTACCTCAGATCATTGCAAGGGCCAAGCAGCCGATATAGAAATACCCGGTGTACCAAATGCTGAGTTGGCTCAATGGATTATGAACAATTTAGAATATACACAGCTCATCCTTGAATTCTACACGCCCGGTATTGGTGACAGCGGGTGGGTCCATGTTTCCTACGACCCTAACAACCTTAAAAAACAAGAGTTGACAGCAACCAAACAAAATGGTAAGACGGTGTATTTAAATGGACTTGTTGCGTAAGCGGTGATATAATGTCTCCAAACCACCTAAATATAATTGGTAGGGAATATGAGATTGTTTACTTAGATGAATTAAAAGATGCTGTTGGTGAGTGTGATTGGGACAATTTAAAAATAAAAATAAAGAATGGTCAACCCCTACCACTAGAAGTGGATACAGTGTTACATGAAACTGTACATGCAATAGATAATGCTATGCAGCTTAATATGAGCGAAAGACAAGTGTATTGTTTAACTACAGGATTGATATCAGTGTTAAAAGATAATCAGCATTTTTTAGAATATTTGTATAGGATAGTAAAAAAATGAAAGAAAATTTCACAGCAACACAAAAAGAAGTTGTAGCTAGAAAGATGGGCTATGACGGTCCTATGCAAATGTTTGATGAGTTCTTAATGTCTAGACCATCAGATGCACAGCGGTATGCTTCCATCACTTCTAAGTTTGCTGAGAACATGGCTAAGGGTGGTATGGTGGGGTATAAGAATCTAGCGTCAAAGGGTAGATATGGTGACACCATGCTTGCCCACGTTAATCCCGAAGAAGCGGCATTGTTAAAAGCAAGGGGCGGTGCTGGCACTATAAATCCTCAAACTGGTTTGCGTGAGTTTTGGCAGGACGCTTCTGGTAATACAGTTGGAATGCCAACAAAACCAAATATTAAATCCGAGTATATGGGTGGTCGAAATTTTAGGGAAACAGTAATAGAACCATTTGATAGACATTTTGCAGATACATCTGGTGGAGGAATGGGTGTCTACAAAATTACAGGCTACACAGTACCAACTGATGATAAAAAATATGCGAATATTCCACTTGATGCTAAATATGATGCACAAGGTAATTTTAAGTTCTATACACTAAAAGCAGGGGAAGCTATAACGCCTGATCCAAACCAGCCAAACATCATCTCTGTTCCAAGATTAAATGCACTTGGCGAGGTTGAAGATTGGGGGATTGTGGATACAAATAATCAGGATAACGGCAGCTTTGGTAGTTTTATAAGAGGGCTTGCATCAGATTTTGGCCCAATGATTTTGGCTGGATTAGGAGCAAATGCTCTTACTGGTTTTGGTGCTGCTGGTGCTGCTACTACTGGCGGAACATTAGCTGGTATGGGTACTGGTGCGGCGGGTGCTGCGGCTACTACAGCGGCACAAGCTGCTATTGCGGCTGAAGCTGCGACTGCTGCGACTGCTGCGGCTGATGCTGCGGCTGCGGCAACTACTACTACTGCTGGTGCTGCTACTACTGGCGGAACATTAGCTGGCATGGGGACAGGTCAAGCTGGTGTATTGGCTACTGAACTAGCAACCCCTACAGTTCAATCTATGGGTGGTGTATTGGGTGGTGGTTCTGTTGCTTTAACAGGAGGAGTTGCTCCTGAAATTGTTGGTGGAATTACTGTTCCAACTGTTGGTCAAATGGCTGGCCCCACTTTGGCTGATGCAGTTAAGGGCGCTAAGGACATTTTAGACGTATCAAAAGAAGGGGGAAAAGAAAATAGCCCTAACCCTAAAGATGTATCTGGTGCTATTGGTTTACTCCTTGGTCTTTTAGGTGAGCGTAATGCATCAACAAGAGGCAAAAGAAACTATGTGAATGGCGGCGATGTTACTCTAACTCCCGATATCGCTAGAAGTTTGATGGATCGGACTACAACCGTTGGCGTGTCTAATGCCGAGCTTGACAAATATGGGGGCTACGGCGCAGTCAAGGCAATGTTTAATGCCAATGAAGGCAGTTCAACATCATCAACAGGGGGCAGTCCATCAACAACAGGTAATCCTCAGTTAGGAACACAATCAACAGCAGCAATAGCCCCTACTACAACTACAAGATTCACTGATGCAATGAAAGCCGCTGCAACTCAACCAGCCGCTTTAAAAACCGCTAGCGCACAGCCGGATGTTGTGGCTCAAACAGCAACTGCCCCCGAAAAAGTGGTTGCAGATACGATAACAGCAGACAAGGCACAAACAACACTTACTACAGCTTTAAAGGATGTGTCGGCAGAAACAGGCAGTGTATCTGAAGGCGCAAAGGCTGCTGCTGCCACTGTTACTCCAACTACAACAGATGTGGGTAAGGACGCAGCTGCTACTGGTACAGCGACAGCTGTAAAAGAACCAACAGATAGAGTGTTACAAACTGGTGAGCAGGTTAGTGGATCTGCTGTAGATCAGGAACAAGTTAAACAAGCCTTAGCTAAAACAGAAGCTGCTCAAGGTACAGTGACAGAAGACATGACTACACAGGGTCAGCTTAATAAACTGTTAACAAACTTTGATGCAGGGAACCCACCACCTTGGGCTGCTGCCTCTATGCGTTCTGTTACAGCACAGCTTGCAGCTAGAGGACTTGGTGCTAGCAGTATAGCGGGACAAGCCATTGTTCAAGCTACACTAGAAGCTGCTCTTCCTATTGCTGCCACTGATGCCAAGGTGTTTGAACAGATGGGTTTACAGAACCTGTCTAATAAACAACAAACAGCAATGATATTAGGAGAACAAAGAGCTAAATTCTTAGGACAAGAGTTTGATCAAAGCTTCCAAGCTAAAGTATTAAATGCTGCCCGTATTGCAGACATTGCTGATAAAAATTTTACTGCTGATGTAACCATTGCTTTAGAGAATGCTCGCATAACAAGCACAATGGACTTACAGAACTTGTCAAACAAACAAGCACTAATATTAGCTAAGACAGCACAGGTTGCTAATTTAGAAACAGCCAACTTAAGCAATAAACAACAAGTGGCTGTAGAAAATGCTAAGGCTTTCTTAACTTTAGATGTTAAAAACTTAGACAACAAACAACAAGTAGCTTTGTTTAAAGGTAAAGAAATTGCTGATTCAATTCTTACAGACACTGCTGCTTCTAATGCAATTAAGGCAACTAATGCTTCCAATGCTTTAGACGCTTCTAAAGTGAATGCACAGCTTGCGTTTTCTGCTTCACAGTTTAATGCAGCAGAAAAGAATAAGGTGGCTATATTTAATAAGTCTGCTGCTGAAGAAATTTCAAAATTTAACGCACAACAAGAAAACCAGAGATCAGAGTTTAATGCAAATTTATCAACTCAAATTAGCGTAGCAAATGCTAAACTATTGGCAGATGTTTCTATGGCAAACACTAGAGAAACAAATGCTATGGCTGCTGTCAATGCTAAGAATGCCACAGACTTGTCTGCTTCTACCTATGCTCAGCTTTCTCAGACATATAGAGATCAGCTTGAGACAACATGGAAGACTGCTGAGAATGTGAAAGACAGGGCTAATGACATTGCTAAAGTGACTCTCACTACTGAGGCAACTAAGTATGCGGGGGATGCAGCAGCAGATGCTGCTTACTATGCAGCTTTAGGTAGCTTAAGTGTTAGCCTGTTAAACTCTGCCGGAGGTAGTAAAGTAGTGAGTTCTCTTCTTGATAAAGGGATTGATACAGTGCTTGGCTGGTTTGATTAAGGGTAAAATATAATGAAACACATTCAATCATACATGAACAAAATAGAAGGCATCATTGCTTCTAATAAACCTTCTTCTAAGAAGAAGCCTATGGGCTTTGCTCCTACTAAAGAGAAGCAAACAGAAGAGACTAAAAAAGAAGATATGAATATGAAAATTGTAGCTGATACAGTGCAGGGTATTAGAGAAGCTAGAAAAGGAATGCTAAGTGCAACCAAATAAATCAAGCCCTTTTGATGTACTACAACCTATAGCTCCGGGTATTTCTTGGACTGCTCCTGAGAAGAGCAGACCTTGGCAACAACCCCCACAACTAGTTAATATTGGCGATGTCATTCAAAGATATATGAATGGTTTTGCTGATCCAGAAGCTATGTCTAACGCCATTGATGCTTTAGAAACTAAAGTGCCTTTATCTGTAATGGCACAATCAATCATGCTCAACCATGTTAGTGAAGGTGTTCATACATTGGACATGGGCATACTTATTATGCCTGTCCTTATTGAGTTGTTAGTTACATTTGCAAACCTTAGTAAAATAGAATACACTATTTTTCCTGATGAGATAGAGAAGCGAAATATTATTCCTCTTGGTATTGCTAAGCTTGCTATGAAGAAAGCTTTAGAGAGAATGGAGAACACTGTTGAGAAAGTACAGGAAACAAAACCAACAGGTCTGATGGCACGTAAACAAAAAGAGGTGATGTAATGGCTGGTAATTTCTTTCAAGCATTTGCAACTGGTGCTGCTACCACTCTCACTGAGAATATTAAAAGAGAAGAAAAGAATGCTAGAGAACTAGCTGCTGCTCAAGCGGAAATGCTTATTAGTAATCACAATAAAGTAAGAGATGCTAGAGAAAAGCAAGCTAATAAGATGATAGATGATGTTGACTTTCTTAGTAGTCAGTTTCCTACAATTTCCAAGGATGATTTAGTATTGGCCTCTACAAATCCTTCTGCTGTTGCTGCTTTAAGAGCTAGAGCAGCACAGCCTGATTGGAATCCTCAATCTATTAAATTTAGCGACTTTGCAGAACTTACTTCTGCGAACACTGGTGATTCAGTAAGTACCCTTGTTAATAATTTGTTTGATAAGTCTGTTGCTAAAAAGACTGCTATTGAAAAAGACTTGAATATGTCTCTAATTCAAAGAATTACAGCAGGCGCACAAGAGCAAGAACTCAAACGAATTGTTTCTCCATTAGGATATGATGTAGACAAGTTAAAAGCAGACATAGGAAGAAGGCCTGAAATTCCTGAAGGTAAGGTTAAGTTTAACTTAGGTGTTTTAGCCACTCCTAGTTATGATGCAGAATTTAAAAAAGCAAAGCTTGAAGTGGTTAAAGCACAGGAGGCTAATGATCCTGTTGCTCTTGCAAAGGCTTCTGCTAAGGTCACTGCTTTTGTTGTGACTGAAGCTCTTACTAATACTGAAAAATTAACCAATGAGCAGATACAGTCTCATCTTGTTACACAGATTCAAGCAGAAAAAGACCCAGCTAAAAGGGCTGTTCTTGAAAATCAACTTAATGAAAGACAAAAACTTTTAGCCAAAGATAGGAAAGTTACAGAGGCTGATATTAGGACAGACATAGCTAATAGAATTATTGAAGCTAAGAAAACTGGCGACACTAAACAAGTTACTCTCTTAACTGGTGAATTGAAACAACGTGAACAGCTTCTTGATAAACAAGAAACTAACGCAGAGAAAATATCAGCAGCCAATTACATATCAGCAGCCACTAAAGGTGTTGCTTCTGCTGTTCAAGACTCTATGCCTCCCGGCTCATTCATTACCATTACTAATCCTGATGGATCAACATCTGTACAGCCTAAAGACTTGGCTTCTGAAAAGCTTTACAGACAAGGAATAAATAATGGAAGAAGCGCTGTTATTGCTCAGATGACAAACCAAGATGGTAAACCTATATCTGAGCTTCATAAGGTAGCTTTGATTTCTATTGGTGTTGTCTTTGATCAGAATGGTGTAGCTAGATTGCCCAGCACCACTGGAGGAACACCCCCGCCTCCAGTACCAGTAGTGACACCAGCACCAGCAGCACCTGCTCCTGCTAAGCCACCACCAGCAGCACCTGCACCAGCAGCAGCAGCACCTGCACCAGCAGCAGCACCTGCACCAGCAGCAGCACCTGCACCAGCACCTGCTCCTAAGCCACTGCCTGCTGGAACCAAGACAGCTACTATGGCAGATGTTAATAGATATGCAGCAGAGAAAAAACTTACTCCTGCACAAGTAATAAAAGATTTAAAAAATAACGGCTATACGATTGTAGACTAAGGAACATCATGGCACTTGTTGATGATTTTGAAAAATTCAGAGCAGCCCAGTCGGAGAAACCACAGCCTGTTCCTCCACCACAGCAAGATAGTTTTGTTAATGACTTTGAGGCTTTCAGACAAACAGCTTCCGCTTTAAAGCCAGCAGAAGCCCCTATTCCAGAGCCTACAACTCCTAAACTTTCTCTTATAGAGATGGCTAAACAAAGCAGTGCTCAGGCTGCTGCTAGCAACTTAGAAAGAGAAAAGAAGATTAAAGAAAGTCAGTTTTCTTTTAAAGACTTATCTGAAAATCCAGACAACTTTAAAGCCATCAATGACTATGCCATAGCTAGGTTTGGTAAAGAAGGAACTATGCTTCCTAATGAAACCAAAGATGACTATGTTAAGCGGTGGGCTAGCCACATGCGTATGCTCTCTTTAGGTAATATTGTTTCGGGAACACAAGAACTTCAATATATAAATAATGCTAGTCAAGAAGACTTGTTGAAAGCTAAGAAAGCTTATGACATCTTTGACAAAACTGCAAGCTATTTCAGTGACAAAGGACAGAAAGGATTTGCTCCTGTTCTTGATGCATTGGGAAGTATGATTAGCGATCCAACTACAGCCATCTCTTTAGGTGCTGGTACTATAGCTAAGAATGTCTTTGTTAAAGAAGCTGCTAAAAAAGGAATTAGAGCAGCACTAACTAGCAGACTTGGTGCTACTGCTGCCCTCACTGTCCCCGCTATTGAAGGCACTGGTAATGCTGTAGCTAATACACAAGAACAAACTAGAAAACTTGTAACACAAGGCGCTGCTAACAAAGACTCTAGAGTAAAGCTAGAACAAACTAAACAAATAGTAGCACAGCTTCCACCAGAACAACAACAAGAACTGTCTGATCAAATCAAAGAATTTGAAATCAATTTAGCAGCAGAAGAAAAGAAAGTTGCTGAAGGTATCAACCTTGCTGAAGTTGGTACTGCTTTTGGTTTTGGGGCTGTTGGTGGAACACTAGAAACAAGTGGCTTGTTAACAGCCGCTAGGCTTGCTAAAGGCAAGACAAAGGTGGGAGAGCTAGACACCATATTAGCGGAGCGCCAACAAGCTGCTAGAGGCCGTATAGAGCCTAAGATGGATGTGTCTACACCACCCCCCGAAGTTAAGGTGGCTCCTAAAGCAGCGACAGAGACACAATTAGAAGATGCCTATGACATCTTTGAGGGAAGAAAGCTTCTTAATAAAGAAGGAGAGCCTACAGCCATTGCTGAGATGCAGATAAGAAACGATGTGAACAAGAAGGCTGCACAGATTGCAGGTAATATTTGGTCACAGGTTCCTGAGCTTGCTCCTAAAGGTGAACAGAAGATTAGTGATGCTGTTAAGAATGTTTTCATGAACATTGAGAACATTGATGATGTTGTTCTTCGTGATGCTTTAGCTAATGCTGGAGTTACACCAGAAGAGTTTGCCCGTATGAACAGAACAACAGCAGGCGATGCTGGTCGTACATTACAAGCCTATTCTGTACTTGCCCGTTTACAAAACAAACTTAAGAACATTGATCCTGCTGCTGCTAAAGAAGTGGACTTGATGTATGGTAAACGTAATACATTAACGTCTGCATTCACTGGTCTGTATGACCTATCAATGAGACTAGATAGAGAGCTTAAAGCTTTGATGGTGTCACAAGTTGCCACCACTGTACGTAATGGTTTTTCAGGACTTACTGTTGTAACTTTTGGTGCAGCCTCTGAAGCCATTGAGTCTTCTTTATATCGCATGGGTAAGACAGCTTATGAACTAGGCAGTGGTAAGCCACTAACAGGAAGCTTTACTGGTGGTCTTAAAGGTGTTTATGATGATGCCGTTAGAACAGCTTTCTATTTAGGCCAAAGCAATCTATCTTCTGATGTAGCTGAAAGACTTCTTGCTGGTTCTCCTACACTGCGTGGTCGTATCTTACGTACAGTTGGTGAGAATGAAGCTGGTGATCTTTCTAAAGTTGCACAGATGGCTAACACATTGAACGTAGCTCAGGATGCTTTCTTTAGAAAAGCCATCTTCACTTCTTCTGTTGAGAAACAACTAAGCCGTGTTGGTATTGATATGTATGACATCATGTCACAAGGGAAGAACATTCCTTTTGATGTTCTAAAGAATGCTACAGATGAAGCATTGGCTGCTACATTTAGCAAGATGCCAACACAAGGTGTTATGTTTCATGGAGTTAAGTTTATTGAAGCTTTAGGCCCTATTGGTTCCACTGTTATTCCTTTCCCTCGCTTCATGGCTAATGCTATGTCATGGACATACAAGCACAGTCCTATGGGAATCTTTTCTGGTGCTGGTGATATAGCTAAAGGCTCTTCTATGTTAAGAGCAGGTAATGAAGAGGGTCAGAGATATTTAATGCAGGGATTAGAGAATACATCTAAGGGTGCTGTAGGCACTGCTGCCATCTATGCTGCCTATAAATACAGACAAGAAAATCAAGACACAAATTGGTATGACGTAAAGAATCCTGATGGCAGTACAGTGGACACTAGAGCATTGTTTCCTGTTGCTCCTTTCCTAGCTATGGGTGACTACTTAGTTAAGTTTGAAAAGTCTAGAACAGATGAGTTTAGCACTAAAGAATTCTTAGAAGCTATGACAGGCTTTAAAGCTCCTGCTGGTACATCTGCATGGCTTGGTGATAAGTTTGCTGAGTCACTCTCTAATATGCAAACAGGTGAGGGTAGCGCTGATCAGAAGGTGGCTACGTTCTTTGGTGAATGGGCAGGACAATATTTAGGTAGGGCATTGATTCCTGTTCAACAGATTAGTGACTTGATTGGTGCTATTGATCGGGATGAAAACCTGCCAAGAGATGCATATCAAATTCCTGCTGGTGAAGAAGGCTTTGTTTCTTCTATGAAGAATCAACTCACAAAGAAAGTTCCTATTCTTAAACAAGAACTTCCTGTATATCAACCAGCTACAAGAAGAGAAGCTGCATTTAATGATGCAGGGCCTTTGAAGATGTTTACTGGTATTACTATTAAAGGTAAACCACAGCCCCTAGAAGAAGAGATACTTAAACTACACATTCCTAATATTAAAATCTTTACCTCCACTGGAGATAAGATTGTAGATGCTAGTGCTCGTAAGGTGATGGCTCCTCTGTTGCTTGATACATTTGATGTGTTGAAAAGCACAGACTTCTACAAACAAGCTGGTCCTGATGTTAGAAAAATTGCTATGCAAAATCTTCTTACTTGGGCGCAAACAAATGCTAAGGAGATAGCTACTAAACAATCAGAGGCAGATGCCTTTAATCGTGGTGAGCAAGCACGTTTATTTGAAGTTAAATATAGCAGACTTGCTCCTGAAGTTAAGAGAGCTACAGCAGAGTTTTATCAACAGAACATGAAGAAAAACTTAGCAGAGACTAAAGACTATGTGTCTGCTCTTGCTATTGCTGCTGCTCTTAAGAAGACACCAAGCTTTGCTGTTGGTGGTGTAGCTGCACAGATGGCTGAAACCCTTATTGGTAAGGGTGCTGCTAAGGTGGCTAAGAAATCTATCACTGAGTCTGCTGATGACTTGCTTAAGAAGGTGACAGACATGGCTACTAAAGCTGGAGTAGAAGTTGCTCCTGCTGTGAAGCAAACAGAAGACTTGTTGAAGCAACAAGGAACTCCTATACCTGTGCCTCCTTCTGCTACAAAGCTTCAACCAGCACAGGAAGCCTTACCCTCCCCTGCACCGGCAGAACAGGTAACAGACATTATTAATAAGTCTAAACAGATAGCAAACAAAGCAGGAGGAAAAACAGCGTTCTCTGAGATTAATTTTTCTGAGTATGCTAAGTACACTCCTGAACAAATGCAAGAAGCTGATTCTTTAATGAAGACTAGTTTGGGATCGCAATATCAATTAGATCAATTTAAAAAGGTGGACACTGTAGGCTATCTTAAAAGCTTGATGACCAAGCTACAAGAGATTGCTCCTGAAAAGGCAGCTACACCCCCAACAGTAAAAGACTTAACCCTTGTTAGCCCTGACCTTGTGTTTACACCAATTAATGATTTACAAAAAAGGGCTTTATCTAGAGCACCAGATTTAAACAAGCTTCCTTTGGTAAGCGGTGATACATACAAAAGAAAAGAAGCATTACAAAACATCAGAGAAATTAGACAGAATACTTTCCCTGTTTTAGTTGACAAGCTTGATGAGCTTTCTTTTACTAAAGGAGCTAAGCCTTTGGATGAAGAGGTTGTTGCCGTTGCACAAGGTGAATACAGAGCAGCTAAAGGAAGAGAAGTAGAGGTAGACGACACTGCTTCTTTAGAAGACTTTGCTTCCTTTGCTTCTAAATATCAAGACAAGCTTGATGCTTTGCGTGTCAAGTATAAAGACACACCTCCTGTTATTCTTTATCATGGTAGCAGGACAGAGCGCACCCCTGAGAAACTTGCTAGAGGTTTCTACAACCCACAGACAAATAGTAAATCTCATTTTGAGTTGAATGCTGGAGCCATCTCTTTTACCAAAGACCCTAACCTAAACTATTACATTGAAAAGTTTGGTGGTAAAGAAGCTAAGAATATTTCTCAAGTTGAAATACCATATGCTGAATATGAATTCAGAAGAGTGAACATGCCTATTAATGCCTATGAAAAACAGGATTTGAATTACTTGGCAAGAGCAATCACTGGTAGTCCTGATGTGGCTAGACCACTAAGTCTGCCACGCTCACAGACATTTAAAGAAACAGAAGATGCTTTTGTTGAAGCAGATAAACTTACAGTGACACAAGACATAGCTGGTGTTAGTGAGAAGTATGGGAAGATAAAAGCTAGACAAACAAAGATAGATTCAGCTTTAACAAGACTTGCTGACTTTAATGCTGCCCCTAAAAAAGGATTGGCTAGTAAGACTGCCCCTAATGCATATCAAGCATACAAGGATATTCGCACTGTCTTTAATGAGATAGCTAAGTCATCAGAAGTAACTTCAACTAAAACTGGATATGGTCAGAACTATTATTCTGCTTTAGAAAAATATAAGACTGAGCTTCTCTCAAGCATCAATAGTTTGTTAGATGTTTACAGAGATAAGTTTAGCCCTGAAGCTTTTAACTCTAGTCCTAAACCCGCTATGTTATTAGATCTTAAGAAAGCGTTAAGTAAAACAGAGGGAATTTCAAACTTAGCAGAAGAGCAAAAGAAAGCAATTGAGACTATCAGAGACATCACGCCTAAGCTTAATAAAGGTGGTGGCTTAGGCTTGAAAAGAGACAGCACAGAAGAGGGACTAGCACCATACGGCTTACGTAATAGTGGTGAGGGTGCTAAAGGTAAGGGATATTTTGGTGCGCTTCCAAATAAACAAGGCGGTGTGTCTACAGAAATATCTTCTGAGTTTACATATAAAGGAAAGAATGTAGAGCATCCACTTATTGTGCCTACATTAAATAAAGCTGAGCTTGATCATCTGCTGTCTGGTAAAGAACCAACTGATGCTATCTATTCAAAGGCACAAGCCTTTGCAAAGAAGAGAATAGATGCGGGTATGGATACGTTTGCTGAGCCTACAGAGCTACGCTATCCAACACCTGATCAAAAGGGACTAGCGTCTAGGAAGTAATTTATGGTAGGGCATACAGGAATTGAACCCATATTCGTGGTATAGAAGACCACTGTATTATCCTTTATACTAATGCCCTATCTCTTAAGCAGCTTCTTTAAGCTTCCTTAAGTTATCAAAATAACCCCTATCAAATCCTCTCTGCCACTCCTTACCTTGAGTGGTGTATGGATTGTATTGGTTATTCAACCATCCCTTTGTGAATGCAAAGTAGCCCTGTTCAAACTGAATACGCAGGGGTGCTGTGCGTTCTGCTTTAATTACAATCATATCTTCTCCATTAGCTGAGATATTTTTAAGTTCCAACAGTCTGACTTTACCACATATCCATTAGTGGGGTCAACATCCCCCTTCTTCATGAACACAGCGTCTTTAAAGTATTGATGTTTTTCATACACACCAAGATACCATCCAATAGAGAAGTCATTCTTCACCCTACAGAAAGCATAGTAGTCACAGTCTTGTTTAATATTTAAATTAGCAATGCTGCAATCATATGTTTCTAGTGGAACATAACCTGTTTGCTTTGTCTTGACATCAATCTTAGTTCCATTATCTAAAATTAAATCATAGTCATAAGTGTTGTCAAGCTTACCACCTAACACCTGCTGAGCAATAGCTTCACCAATGAAGCCAGCCATGTTGCCAGCTCCCCTGATGATGCTATTGTAAAGCTGCCCCATCTCAGCAGCTTTGTCTCTTGCTTCCACTAGCATAGTGGGAGTGATGGTTACTTCAATCATCGAACAGGACAAGCACCAGAGGCACAGTCGTCATCAAGTCCAATGTTAGCTTCATCAATAGTGGTGATGAGTTTAGTGCTTGCAACCAGTGCATTGTATTGGTCTTCACTAATCTCTTCCAGTGGTGCTTGATGGAAGCCATGCTCTGAATGCAGCAGGAAAGACAAGCTCTTATGGCTGTGCTTGTAATGCTTCTTCAGATACTTACGTATCTCTGGAAGTTCTTCCTTACGATAGTAGACAGTACAGGACACACTGTTATCACTCCATACTTCTTGTAACCACTTAACAGTTTCCAATTGCTGGAGGGCTGTCACATCTTTAGCCAACACTGCATGATCAGGGTGACGGAATGGGAATGATACAACCATAGTTGAATGGTCTTCGCTGCCATCAAAGTTACGCTGATACTCTACAGGATAGTTGTGGTCACGGCACACCTGCACCAGTGAGTGATTGGAAGCAATACGAATACGTCTAATCATAAATCTAGCATAGGCTGGATGACAGCCACTGGTAACACCGGGCAACAAAGACAATGTGCCTGATGGCTTAACAGTGGTGAGCTTCACAGACTTATTAAAGCCATGCTTCTCACTGTAGAAAGCATCATAGTTACGCAGCTTCTTATAAGCCAAGTCTAACCAGCTTTTTTGTTCTTCTGTAGATTGCAACACACCAGTGACACCAATACCCATACGCATGTTCTCATGAACAATGGCCTCTGTTTGCGGTAGATGGCAAGGCAAAGAAAGACTGTGTTTATTAATCCGATAAAGCAATGTAGCCACATCATTAAACTCTTCTTCACTTTCAATGTTAGGCAGGTAGATTTCTGCTAAGCAACATGTTTCTTTATCAGCTAAGCTTTGCTCAGCACATGGGTTATAGCCTTGCACTTGTGGATCAGGATATTCTGTCTCACCTAAGCGTCCCACTTTACGTGACAGCTTCAGGTTGATGAGTCCATATGGTTCACCCTTACCTTCATAGCCATCCCAAAAGAATTCATGCAGGTCACTGATGTCATCACAGACAACAGAGTTGTTTGACATTGCTCTCCATGATGGGATGTTTCCCATGTCCCATCGTTTAGCTAACAGATATTCAACATCGTCTGCGTCCCCAATAGCAATCTGTGCTGACCTACGTACATTACCAGCAACAACAATGGAACCAATGATGTTCATAATGTCTAAGCAATCAATGGGGCGTAGCTGCTTTCCTTTGCGCTTTTCCAGCACATTAGAAATGTTATTGATGCCGTTACACAAATCTTCAGGACCACTAGCTGTACCACCAAAGCCTCTGATGGGTGCTCCCTTACCACGAATAAGCTGTGTGCTATAGGTAAATGTACAACCAGTATCTGAGTCGCTTAAGAACGCTGCCTTAAGTGTTTTGCCCAAAAGTTTAACCCACCCTTCACGGCTATCTGGCACAATAAAAGAAGCGTCAGCGGTATCAAGGCGAGCAGGACGAACAAATCCAGAATTAACGATCGGAAGTTTATCAACATTTTTCCTTTGAATGTTATAGCCAACACCACTGCCTAACATCAACAAATCCATAGCCCATGTGAAAGGCTCAACAGGTTTATCAATAACAGTGAATGCACAATTCTGTAAGCTAGCTAAGCCAAGCTTAGCAACAGTGGGAGTTCCAAGTTGCCACAGGAAACGTCCTGCAACAATGCCTTTTAAACCCAACAGATAGCCCCTTAAACGCTCTTGTTCAGCTTCGGTGAAGCCACACCCTAGCTGATCGTTAGTGGCTCTTACAACCCTGTCTACTACGTCTGTAAACTCCTCCGTCTTACTGTTTAAATCTGTCTCATTAAGTCTTCTTGCATATGTTCTTTTCATTGTTAAATAGCCAACAGTTGACCAAGGTGTTACTACATTAGTATTCATGTTTCTCCAGTGAATGAATGTTGAGGGAAAATAAAAGGAGCAGAGTTGCTCCTAGATGGGGATGCAGTTATACACTAAGAAACCTGTCCTGTACAAGCAACAGGTTTCACAAGCAATATATCAAAGGAGTTTAACACTCATAGATAGCGGCTATTTTATCTAGATAAGCATCTGCTTCGCTGGGAATCATAAAATATTTCAACAAAGTTTTACATGCATTACGCACATGGATGTTGTCATCAATATCTTCTTGGAAGAATAAATTATTCTGATAGCTGTCTGTTAAACATTTTTTCAACTCTTTAACAAAAAATAAATCTAGTTGCTCAGGATCAAGAGCCACCCACATTCTATCATCTTCTTCCTCTTCTTCTTCCTCTTCTTCCTCTTCTTCCTCTTCTTCTTCCTCTTCTTCCTCTTCTTCCTCTTCTTCGTCTTCTTCTTCGTCATCTACAACAAGCCAATCATCTTCATCTTCATCATAGTAATACCAAATGCCTTCGTCTTTTACATAATAGTATTCAACATCTTCGTCTTCATCATAGAAGTAGTCAACATCTTCTTCTTCAGCTTCAGCCTCATTAAATTCAGGAGTGTACAACTTACCTTCTTCTGTTGCATTAGATAACATATTAACCAGAGCATAGTTAATTAAACTACGTGCAGCTTCTTTATCCATATCCACATGGTAATCTGCACCTCCATCTTCGTTCTCTTTATACTGGGTCAGTTCAATCTTCATTTCTTTTTCCTTTGACTTTTTTCCTCATCAGTTTTTAATTTATGACAAGGCTTACACAATACCTGCAAATCAGGCAACTCACAAAACATTCTATCAATATATACATTCCAACTAATAAACCCTACAGAGGGGTCAACTACTGGATGTATATGATCTACTTGTACATCTGCTGCTACAAACTCTTCCTTACACACAGCACACTTGTAATGCTGTGCCATCAATCCTGTCTTCTTATTAGTCTTCCTGCCAATCAATGCAGACTTAAGAGCCGTATATTTCGGAGGCCACTTACCTGATGCTGCTCTTAAAGCAGACGTAATGAAGCTTCTAAATCTAGCGTCAGTCCATTGACCACCATTTCTATTCTTTGGGGATAGTTTTGTCAAGGATGTTAGACATATTAGCAAAAGACTCTTCCTGAGAGAAGAGATCATGAGCAATGCTCAACGCTTCATCAAGAGACACAGCAACAAACTCAGCACATATCTCTGCATTGTTTTTTATCTCTGTGTAAAAGACAACATAGCCATTAGCTACAGGTCTTATCTCAACTGAACTATCTTGTATCACGTTAGTCCTTCAATGTCTATGTGATTAAAAGTAATTTCTTTTGGATACAATGTTTCTAGTCCGTCAGTCACACACTCTTCAACAAACTCAGATAAAGAATCTTCATCTAAATACATTGAGAGTAAGTCTTCAGGGTCTATAAAAACAGTGACTGATACATTAATTTTAATCATTCCATAGCCTCCAAACGCATATCAATAAGCTTAGCATATCCCATGATGTCATGCCAACTATCACGATGATAACAATCTCCGTTAACAAGGCGTGACATTTTGTGAGCAATCATGTCCAAAGCTTCTGCCATATCCGGTTCTAACATATGATAGTTAACCCCGTATTTCAAAACAGCTTTTAAGTCTTGGGCAGTGGCAGAAATATTCACAAATTCTCCATAATGTCTAGCTCTTCTATCTAAGGTTTCTTCGATGTTCATATTAATGCTTTCCACCTACAGTTTTAGTGTGCTCAGTTAGAACAAGACTGTCCCCAAAGCTATCGTGGTTGGGGTCGTATTCAAACTCACCAACATCACCATAAAATTCACTACAGTATTCCATAACTTGTTTAGCAATTTCTTCATGCTCTTCCATAAAAGGTATGACGGACGCAAGAAGAACACCCATTCCAATCATGTCGTCCATGTTTTCTTTAGTGATAGTGATAGGACCAAAGCCACTAACCAACACCTCAAATCCACCTACCCACTCATCGTTTTCAAAAGTGGGTCGTAAGATAACAGCTACATCATTTGGTCTTAAGTCTGATTTATTGTCCATGTTCTTCTTTCATAGGAGGTTTCCACTCTTGTTCTTCATACCTTCTCAACCAAAGCAGCCTAGCGTTTTCTAACACTCTAGTCTCATCTCCTTCATAGGCAAGCACACAAGCTGTGTACATTTCTTCTTCAGAGATTGCTTCGGATAAAAGTTTTTCTGATTTAGCAGGGCCAATGCCACGTAGTCCAATAATATTATCAGCAGCATCACCTGTCAATATTTGTTTGTAAAAAGAACGCATGCCTTCTTCGTAAGTAACATGATACCCATTCTTCTTTACAAAGTTGTAGTGCCAACCTGCTATCTGATCTAAGTCTTTATCCACAGAAGCTATCACACATTCTTCTTTAAGAAGAGTTGCTTCAATAGCTATAGCATCATCTGCTTCTTGTCCTTCAACAACGACAGCACCCCACTCCTTCACCATGTGTTGGCGTAGGGCAGGGAGATGCTCAGGTTTAGGTGCTGTTCTATTACCTTTATAAACAGCAGTGGTTGCTATGTTGTTCCTGAAGTTATTCTTTCCTGTGAGAAAGAGTTTCCACTGGCTTACATAGCAACCATCAAAGGTGTTATCCACACCGCATGTAAGAATGTCAGCAATATAACTGTTAAGAGTAAACTTAGCAGTGGTTATGCTCTCATCCTTACATGCAAAAGCGATGCGATATCCTATGATATCGGCATCAACTAGGGCTATCATTACAGAACGTCTTCATCGTCCGCAGAGATACCACCACCACCTTCGTATTCAACCAAGTCAGTAACAACCAGCTTGATCAAGGAGGCGCTAACACCTTTTTTAGTTTTGTATGTCCAAGCATACGTACCAACCAAAGCCTTAGCCTTGCTGCCATTACCAATGTCTTCAGTGATTTCATCACCATCAACATCGAATGCTTTCATTGGTTTGTTCTTAGACTTACAGGTAATGTACTTACCCATGTCAGCCTTCTTCTCACTGTCTTGGTTAACAGACAGACCCATTTCTTCCAATGCTTCTGCTGCTGCATCAGACAAGTTACACAAGTTAACTTGATAAGCACCACTCATCTCATTAATCTTGTTCAACTGCGCCCAATAAATGTCGCACTTAATCTTCAACTTCTTTCTTTCGTCAGTCATTTCAATTTCCTTTATCAAAATCCACCAGTAACGTCAGTGGCAATCACGCCAATTGTTGCCAATCTTTCCTTCGGCATCAACAGGACATCTAAATTGTAACACTTCACCTGCTTTTGTTGCAGCTTTTTCTATTATATCTACAGCTTGTTGTGCCTGAGATACAGCTACTTCCCATTGTGTTTCATCATGTACAAAAGCTACCAGCTTTGCATCTATGTTAGCTTCGTTCAAAGCCTTCGTAGATTCTATCAACCATTGCTTAGCCACCACTGCACCGGCGCATTGAAGCAAGGTGTTTAAGGCAGCATGCTGTGATCTTATCCACAACATCCTACCATCAAGGCCGGGCAATTTCCCATTACCACCTATCTTATTTATCTTATCCTTCAGCTTCTTTAAAGCTGGAGTATTCTCAAGAAAGTTTTCAATGAGCTTCTTACCCTTTGTTGGAGACACACCAGCAGTGATTCCAATCTTAGCAGCACCAGCACCATACAACATTGCGTATGTCATAGTCTTCGTTTGATTACGAAACTTCTTGTGCTCACTATTACCATCATCCTTTGCTGTGCCTTTAGGAACAAGCCCAAAAGCTTGGCAGTTCTTCCAATGGATATCACCCTTCAAGAGCTCTTCTTGCCACTCTAGATCACGCATGTAGTGGGCTAGGCAACGCAGTTCAATACCACTCAAGTCTACCCCCACCTGCACCTTTCCTTTAGGCACAGTCCACATCTCTCTGCACTCAGCACCATAAGGATTACCTACGGCTGGAACCTGTGCCATGTTAGGGCTACTGTGTGTACACCTACCTGTCACTGCACCATTGGTAATCACTCTGCCATGCACTCTGCCATCAGGTTGTAAAAGTTCAAGCCAACTACTAATCTGTGCTACACGTTTCTGTAGCATAAGATATTCAGCAACAAGCTTTGCTTCAGGAAGATCAATGCCTTCAAGCACCGTCTCATCCACAATAATGTTACCCTTCTCTGTCTTCTTAGTAAACACAACACCTAAGCTCTGTAGACGCTCAGCTATTTGCTGTCTGCTGCCTGAATTAAAAATGGTAACTTTATCTTTCAATTGCTTACCTGTCTTATCAGACCAGCGTTCTTCAACAATGGGTTTAAATATCTCTTGCATCTGTCCTTCAATGTCAGCCATGCGTCCACTAAGCTCAGCCTGTAACAGCATAGCCTTGCGCTCATCAAGCATGAAGCCTGTCTCTTCCATCTTCTTACAGACAAGAGCCACTTCATGCTCAAGCTCAATGCTCTTGGCACTGAAGCCCTCATCAGCCATCACTTTAGTTAGATGTATGTGAAGTCTTTTAAGCAGCAATACATCTTGCTCACAATACTGAGCCATCTCTTCAGACCACCCACCATCAAAGTCTGTGAAACCAATCTTATGCTCTCCCAAACGAATGCCCCATGCTTCAAGGCTGTGCAATGATGGTGCTTTCTGTCCTTCAATACAAACCATTTCAATGTCAGGTTTATATAGTCTAGACATGACAAGTGTATCAACCAGCTTGCTTGGTTGTATCACTATGCCCCACACCTTCTGCAACACTGGTGCATCAAAACCAATGATGTTGTGTCCACACACTTCATCATCACCTAAATGTTGAAGCAACCCTTCGGGATTTCTCCAACGTGTAAGCACACCATCTTTCATAGTTACACAAAGCCATATAGTGTCATGGCTTGTGTTTGTTTCTATGTCAAGATAGATCACAGTGCCTCACCTTCCTCTTCAATATATTCCAACATCCTACCAGTATGTTTGTTATAAAGCAAATTACCAGCGGGTCCTGTGGTTCCACTAAACCTGTTCTTAAGTACACGAACCTTAGTCATGTTGCGTACCTGTTCTTCTTCTGCTTGACCATTACGTTCAAGACCAATCACCATGTCACTAAGCTGAGCAATGGAGCCACTACCTCTAAGCTGTGCTAGAGAAGTGACAGCACCTTCTTCATGTCCCTTATCAGAGGGACGCTTCAGATGGCTAACAATAACGAGAGCTATGTTTGTTTCTTGTACAAGCATACGAAGCTTAGTCATGATTTCATCAATGGCTTTGCGCTCATCACCACTCTCTTGTGCAGACACAATGATTGATACGTGATCAAGGAACACATACTTGCAGCTTAGTCCTTTAGCCATGTACCTAACACGATTGATAATGTTGTCTGTTGATGTGCTTCCGAAGTGGTCAAACAAAAACAATCTACCAGTGCCTAACGTATTATCAAAAGCTCTCTTACGTTCTTCTTCACCCACCTCATGGTCAGGCAAGTGCAATGGAATATTAGCTGCAAGAGACATGATGGATAAGCCTGTCTTACGAATGCTCTCTTCCAAAAACATAAGACCAATGTTGTCCTCTGTCTTCTGCACTATGTGCCATACAATTTCTCTAAGCACTTGACTCTTACCCAATCCACTACCAGCAGTGATAGTCACTAGTTCACCAAAGCGCATACCATAGGTAAGTTCATTGAGTCCTTGCCAAGGATAGAAGCAATCTGCTGGAGCCAAAGGCTTAGACATTTCATCCCACAAGGTAGAGCCTGAGACAATACCATCTGGAACAAACTGCTCAGCCCTCCACCACCTGTCTACAAAGGCAGCTTCTTTGCTTTCAGAAAGCCAATCACATGCGTCCTTGTAATCAGGCAAAGGCTTGAACACCTTACACTTGCTACCAAAAAGCTCAGCCACTTCCTTAGCTGCCTTCACTCCATGCTCATCACCATCAAAACATACTATGATGTTTTCAAAACTGTTGATGTATTCATAATGTTGCTTGCAATCTTTCAATGCAGAGCCAGCACCATTACGTATAGACACAACAGGATATTTAGATCCTGTCATTTGGTATGCAGCCAGTGCATCAAACTCACCCTCTACTAGTGTGAGGTAGCGTCCACCAATGGGAAACAAATGCTGCCCAAACAATGTACCCTTACCCCATGCACCAGCAGTGGAGAAAGATTTTTCTTTTGTGCCTCTAACTTTTGCAGCTACAAGCTGGTTGTCCTTATCGTGATAAGGAAAATATAAATTGTTGTCACACTTAACAACACCATACTTGTCCATTGTTGCTTTGGTAATGCGTCTGTCAGAGACAGACACTGATACACCTTCTCTATATTGTTTTAGAAAAGATATGTCCTTCACTTCTGTTTCTTCTGCAAGCATTGTGTGTGTTTCCTCTGAGGCGATGGTTGATGGAGTGAATGTATTACATACAAAGCACTTGGTTGACATGTCATCATTGATTGATAGTCCATCGGAACTACCACAAGTATGACAAGGTTGATGTGTTTTTATAAATCTAGTTCCCACTCCACTCCTTTGTAACTTATGTCGTGAGTTTTTAACACAGCAGTGTAGCCATCTAAAAGCCTTTGCATTCTGCTGTTGTGTAGTGCTGTGATACCAATAATCATATTGGCTTGTTCATCCTCTGTCATAGGTGTTGGTCTGTCCATCATTGCCCATAACAAAAGATCAAGGTCTTCTGCTGTACTCCATGCCTGCATGATGAGGGACTCAAGTTCATGAAACTGCATTTGATTTTCCTTTACATGAATGCTGATTAGCTTCTTCTTCAACAAGAAATATTGTTGAGCATTTGCAGCAACGCCAAGCAATACTCTCTACCATTATAGTTTGTTTCCTTCCGTAGACACCACGCATCTTTCCAAAGAGTGTCCTTATTTTTTCAATCATGCTTACCCCTTTGCTGCTAAATATAAACCAACATTGCCTAAGCTGTAGCCAACAAAGGCTATGCCCATTCCCATGTTGCCCTTCAATAGCAGGTCTACAGCCACTACCAAATAGACAACACCAATGATTGCTATGAGCCAAGCACTCACTGCTTCACCATAAACTGTGTACGCACAAGCTGCAAAGCAGCAAGCAACTCTTTGTCTCTAACATCCTCCACTAGATCAAGCTCCCATTTAATTAAAAACTCAAGCTCATCTATGACAACAGCTTCAATTTCTTCTCTAGTCATTTAAGTCCTCCAAAAAAATAACCACTGCTATGAATATAAAACCACCCACAAAAGCTGCCACAGCAGTCACTACTAAGAAAGTTAATACAGATTCAATCATACAAATCCTCTCATCCTTGCTGCCACTGTAGCACCCTTCAGCGTATGCTTCAAGTATGGTGCAACACTTTGGGGTGTGGCATGCCCCGTCATAGCCATGATGTTAGGCAGGGGTACTTCTGCCTCAATCATCTCAGTCACTGCTGTCCTACGTAGATCCATAAGCTTTATATCCACAGATATATTTGCTTCAGTTTTTATTACATCACCAACTCTTGATAAGTTTTCTATTGAGTAAGGCACTAGTCCACCATTTCTATCTGCTATATTACTTGGTGCAACATATTGTTGCCATCCATACTCTTCATGTTGTTGCTTAAGCAT